TTTTTTCTGTTAAGGTATACTCTATGTTTAATTTATCAAAAGCTTTAGCTATCGATCTTGCTGCCCATATATCTACATCTATACCCGCGGCCTTTTTAATTTTAAATAGTGCTTTCTTTTCTTTTTCTAAAAATTCTTTTTTAAGTTTCTCAGCACCATCGAGATCTACTCTTACTCCGTGTGCTCTCATTTGTATTAATAAAGGCAGAAGCTCCATTTCAAGCTCCCATACATCGGTTAAATCTTGCCTGGTAATCTCAGTCTTAAATCTTTGCCAAAGCTTATATGTAAGAACTGCATCTTGCTCAGCATAAGGACCAACAAATTTAGCTGGAAGCTTATACATTTCACCTTTTGCATCTATACCCCAATCTTCTGCAGCTTCTCTTAGCCCAGCTTCAGACTTCAACTCAGAGAGGTAATCAACCGATAAGGCGTTTAAGCTGTACGTACGACGGTTTTCGTCTATTAGGGCTGCTGCTATCATAGTGTCGGCTATTTGGCCGTATACGACCACTCCATGGGCTCTTAACCACCCAATATCGTAAGAGGCATTATGAAAGACCTTTATTGCATCAGATCTACAAATATCCTGTACCCAGTTAAGAACCATTCTAATGTCCATATTACCACCTGCCTCATGAGCCACTGGGTAATAACCTTTAAAATCATCTGTTGCTACTGATACACCAATTAAATTACCATTATTTGTAGGCCATCCTGGTCCTTTAACTTTTATCTCTGGGTCTTTAGTTTCTAGGTCAATAGCTATTTCTTTTGCATTTCTTAGATCTGGAAATCTAGAAGGAGGAGTCCAATCGCTGTCTTGAAAGGTGAAGTTAATTTGATTCGTCATCTAGATCTATACCTATTTTTGCATAATGTATTATTTTTAAATACCTAGCTTTGTTTGATTCGCCTGGTTTGTTTCTAGTTGCGTACTTAACAATGTTAGAATCAATATTATTAAGTTTATTTTTGTAACAGTAGACTACAGGTTGGATCGGGTGATCAACATAATGTTGGCCGCCTTCCTGATAGTTTAAAGATTCTTTTTCTTTAGACCCCACACATCCCTTCACATTCTTCGTTGAATAAATCTAATTGTTCTTCTGCTGGCTTTTGTTTTTTCAATAACGCTTCAAAATCTACATCTCTAAGAGGAATTCCTTTTCTGTGTAAGAATCTTGTGTACTCCTTATTTCTTGCTGAGTGTCTGATCATATCATCAATTTTACATGCCTCTTCAAACTCTTTTGGAGACTTGGTTTTAATTTCATGCCACAAAGTATTATCATGATAAGGACAACCTATACAAGAACTTTTTTCTGGTGTTCTATAATCTTTACCTCCATACCAATCTAAACAATCTTGTCTTGACATTTTTTTATCAATGAGTGGCCAAGTATTTTTAATCCATTTTTCTCTTGATGGTTTTATTCTCATCATCTCATCTGTTGAGATACCAACCCATACTTCTACCCAAATATTTCTTGGAAATCTCTGTCTAGCTTTTAAACCAACAAGCTCACGTATCTTTTTGTTGATAGGTGTGATTTTATAATTTCGTGTACATAGTCTAGGACCTAAACTTGTTTTACCAGTTGCAGAATTTTTTGCATAAAAAGGTATAAATAAAAAACCACGTTCACTAGATATCTCATTCTCTATATCTGTTTTGATGTTACCTGAGTGTAAATGATTTTTAACAATGTGAACTGGATAGCTTAATTTACTTTTTAACCATTCAAGGTGGTCCATTACTTTTTCTGGTTCCCATCCAGTGTCCGCAAAAATAGCACAGTCAGGCTTGGGGCCAAAGGCACCCTCATCAGCCATGAGCGCCATCGTAGAAGATTGAACGCCGGCTCCCAAAGATAAGATCCGAAATTTAGGATCGCCCGAATAGTCCCATGTGCCTTTAACCTCTGCCATAATTCTCCTTTATAAACTGATTATACAGTCTTGCCAATGGAAAGAAATACTCATGATGAGTCCTAAGTATATGTAGAG